GTAGAAGACAAGACAGTAGTTTTTAATGGTATCACTTCTGAGAAGGTAGATATGATTAACAACTTCTTTAACCGCAAGTAATTATTGTAAATTAATTAAACGAATCCTCTTAAATTAAAATAAAATGAGTATAGTAATATCAAACTTGCCATACGGTGATCGTCGTCCAGACCTATTCATTGATACTATGGTAAAATCGGCAGCGGTATTAAACCGTTTCCGTCTTGTAGATGGTGTTAAAGCTAAGGTAAACGTACCAATCTTTGACGCTACATTATCTTTCGGTTCAGACCTTTGTGTGTTTGACGGCAACTCTGATGCTACAATCGGAGAAAAAGAAATGACCGTAACTACTTACAAGTGGTCTTTCTTAAACTGTAAGAACGCTCTTGAGTCTTCTTACCGTGGTCTTCTTTTGAAGAAAGGTCAGAACAACCCAGAAACTATGGACGCTGAGTTCAAGGATTGGGTATTTGACTACTTCGCAAAATTGTCTGCTGAAAAAGCGTTGACTGTTGCAGGTACTGAATTGACTACTGAAATGGCTGCTGATGCTGCTGTCTTAGATTACGCACTTGGTGGAGCTATTACCTCTGCTAACGTACTTGATAAATTGGAAGGTGCTTACGAAACAATGAGTGATGTAATGTTAGCTGCTGTTTACGGTGATGCTGACCGTGATTTCAAACCTGCTATCTTCTTGGGAACTGCTGCTATGCAGGCTTACCAAATTGCAATCGCTGGTTTATACACTACAACTCCACAAGGTGTCGTAGAAGGTGGTGTACCGAACTACTACGGTATGGAAGTTATCCACTTCCCATCTATGCCTGCTAACGAATTTATGATTTCTGCTGCACAGAACATCGTGATGTTGACTGACGAGTACAATGACGTTCGCGCAATTGATATGAAGTACGAAGCTGAATTATCTTCTGATAAAATCTGGGGACAGTTCAAGTTAGGTTTCTCTTACCTTAAAGGTGAAGAGATTGTCTACGCTGCATAATAATAACTAACGGAAGGGCTTCGGCCCTTCCTCTAATATCCTATAAAAAATGGCTTGTAATGTAACTCTTGAAGATATTTCTTACTCTTGTGACGATGTTGCAATTGGCGGTATCGTAGAATTGCACGTTGCTAACCGTTCTGACGCTCTGACTGCTTTGACAAGAACAGACGCTGACCGTGAAGTAACTGCTGCTACTGCTGTAAGTGGAGTAAAACAAATTTCTTTTAACAACAAGGATGGCTTTTCTGTATTCAGTGAAGTAAAAACTGTAGCTGCTGATGGTGTTGTATCAACTGTGCCAACCGTATCTGTAGAGCTTCCTAAAATGACTGCTGACAAAATCACAGCTCTTAACGACATCTCTAAAGGTGGCGCAGAGTTGGTTGCTTTTGTAGAGACTGCTGCTGGAACTTACCACGTTTGTGGTTTGGACTACGGATTGTACGCAGGTACTGTTGACGCTAACTCTGGAACTGGTCGTTCTGAAAAGAACCGTTTCCAACTTACCCTAACAGGTGATGAGCTTGGTTTGTCTTACAGCATCTTAGCTGCTGACTTTGCTACTGCAACTGCTTAATAGCAATCTTGTAAATTAACACAAGGGGGGGTGAGGCGAAAACCTCGCCCCTTTTTATTTAAAAATATATGGCTTTTAACTGTTCTGTTTTACTGAGTGATATAGACTCTAACTGTTCTAATAGTTTAACAGGAGGAATCAAGAAAGTGTATTTAGGTTTAAAAGAAAACTTAACCTTAACACTTGACACATCAGCGGAGACAGTTCTTTTAAGTGCTAACTTAGGTGATGCTGTAACATTTGAGCATAACCCAAAAGACAAAGCCACATACTTTTTAGAAACTAAACAGACAAATCTAGGCGTACCTGTTATAGAAACCGAGATATTTGTAAAGCTTCCTGCTATAGACAGTAGAGCTTCAAGGGTAGAGCAAATGTCTTATAGAAACGATATAGTTTGTATCCTTATACACAACAATGGTAGTGCGACTATAAGTGGGAGAACAAGAGGTCTTGATATGAATTACTCTACATCAAGTGGTAGTTCAGTTAAAGATATGTCAAGTATAAATATAACCTTAAAAGGAACTTCTTGGGAATCGTCTATAGCTACGATCAACCAATCTTTAATCAGTCTTGGAACACCTTGGGCTACCGCTAATCAAATTTGGTCTAACAATAATATTATCTGGGGATAAATGAATTTAACTAACGAAAGCATTGAGTCTACTTATGGTAACCTATTAACGATAGGTTCTACTGCAGGTACACCAACACAAGGTACTCTTCAAAATGGTGCGGGTCAAGATATAACAAAGATTGTCGTTGACGAGATTGAGGCCAACAAGATTATACAAACACAGACAACTGTCGCTGCTAATGGTACTACTTTATCTTCGGGAACTATTCTCGGTGCGGGTGTTTCTTTAGTAACTTCATCTAGCTCAAGCAACATTTCTGTTAAGCTACCTGCTCCCCAGTTGGGTCTTATTATAAGTATAGTTAACACATCAACAAGGGATATATATGTTTTCCCTAACAGTAGCTCTAGTAGCATTGCAAATTTACCAGCGGGAGACTATTATACAATACCTGCTGATAATCTGCTTTATCAGTTTTTATGTGTGCAGAATCCAAGCGTGGGTAATTGGAGTGTTGCAACCCCTTCACAAAATTCGGGTGTAACAAGAACGTATACCTTAAGTATGGTTGCAGATGGCACTTATGGAGGAAATACAAGTGTGTCGCATCCAGGAACTTACAACCCTCAACTTTCTGGGCCGTTTGGAGTATCTCCCAATTTGGTATATTACCTTCAGTCTCCAGCTCCTAATGTTGACTTTCTTAATGCTCCAGAATTTGATACTTATACACAACATAGAATAGTAGCAAGAACGGTAACATCTAATATCCCCGCTGGCGATTTAACAACAAACCCAAGTCAAGCGACTAACACATTGATGAATATTACTTACGGTCAATTAGGTAGTATTGATTCAAGGATTAGAATAGGCTCTCAAGTATTAACACCTGCTAACGGTAGTAGTCTTAGCGTGATTGACCAAACATTATTTCAGTTTAATGACTTTTATTCTTTAAACTGGAATAATAATCCAAGTAGCTTGGGTCTAATTAGCCACTATCAGAGAGGTGCTACATTGTGTCAACAAAACGTAGTACCTACACCAAATGCTACTTGGATTGATAACAAAATGAATAAACTTAGAAGAATATACTATCAACCAAGATTACAGTACGGTGATTCATCAAACCCAGCATCTGGATTCCCTAGTGGGTTTAGCTTTGAGTGTGAATTGAGTTTAACTTTTGAATTTAGGTAAAAAAAATAATTATGGCATTTAACTGTTCTATATTACTTAGCGATATTGACATCAATTGTAACAAGCGTGTTACAGGTGGTATTGAGAAAGTAATCCTTCTATTGCAGAAAGATTTAACTATCACATTTGACCCCCTTGATGAAACTGTTGTGACACAAGTGGACACTAACAACACTGTTGTCTTTGAACATAACATCAAAGACGGAGCAACATCTTTTGATGAAAATAAAAACATATCAAACGGACTTGGTGTAGTTACTACAAGTATAGTTGTTCAGATTCCTTCTGTTGATAATAAGGTCAATCAGATTGACTATATGAGCCGCAGAGAAGATATTGTAGCTGTTCTTGTACATAATAATGAGAGTGTTACTATATCGGGTTGGATGGACGGATTAACGATGAACTACGAGGCTAATAGTGGTACGGGAGTATCAGACAAGTCTTTCGTAAATATCACACTAAACACAGAAAGTGGAATTGCATCTTTAGTTCTTGATGACAAGACTCCATTTACTGACCAAACAATATTTGATTAATGTCCTACGCTTACAGAGGTTCTGGTTATTTAGCTGATGCTGTACAAGGTACAGGTACTCCTTCTTACCTTTATGTAAAGTCTGGCTACTCTGGTGGCACTAATTTCCTTGGATACGAAGGATTTGGCACAAGGGTGCTTGCGGACGGGGGTATTATAGAATCTTACTCTTGTGTTGCTAATGAAATAAACACATCCCCATCAACTACTTAATTTGATGATTACGATGCTTGTATGAAATAGGCAGGTAGATACACAGAGGAAAGAAATTGCAATATAAAAAAATATATAATTTAAAATAATAATAATAATGTCATACGAAACTATTGTAAAGGAGGGTAACTTCTACCAGTCTGCAACAGGTGATTACGGATTTCGCTTACTATCGGGTGGAGATTCTTCCATAGCGGGGGAAAGTTTCCGTTCTATCCAAGCACTGGAAGACAGTGTGGTAACGACTACTACTCAAGCAGGAGATGCACTAACATCAGTTACTCTTACGGAGGGTGCTGTAGTGTTTGGAAAGTTTGATAGCGTTGCTTTAGCAAGCGGAAAAGTATTAGCGTACAAAGCGGTACTATAAATGATTTTAATAAACAGCATATCTCTTATATCAAGAAAGGTTATCAGCAAGATACTATCTTCTGTGCTTGCTTTTATTGAGCGAGTTGAGAGTGATGGTGGTGTTATTGAATCGGCCAAATGTCTAAACGAAGCTGTAGCAGCTTTAGAGGTTTAACTAATAAATAAAATTATTCAAAAATGCCAACATTATTTGACGAAGCCAGCCTAGTAATGATACCTTCGGGAGTGAAGGATGGGAAGCTATATTCTATAAAACCAACGGACGGAACGGGAGACTTCACCTTTACTAGAGGTACGGACACCGCAACTCGTGTAAATAGTGCTGGGATTATTGAGAAGGCTAGAGAAAATCTATATACTCAATCTAACAACTTCAGTCATTCGGATTGGTCACCAAAAGCGGGAGTGTTTACAAAAGGAGTATCAGACCCGAACGGGGGCAATGAGGCTTGGTCTTGGACGGCTCAAAACACCGACCCATTTTTATACCAAGCTAAAAATTTTACGGGCGTACATTGTTTAAGTATCTATGTTAAAGGCGTCGGAAGTACAATAGGAGAAGATTTCCAAGTTCGCGTTGGAACCGACCTAAAGGATATAACTTTAACTGGAGACTGGCAAAGAGTCCAGCATTTTGGAGTTTTAAGCGGCAGTGTAAACATTGGCTTTGAATACGGAAACCCAGCGACGGCAAACGATGTTGTGCATATTTACGCAGCGCAATTAGAGCAAGGCTTGGTTGCTACTGACTACATTGACACAACTACTGCCGCAGTATATACTGGTATTACCGACAACTTACCACGCCTTGACTATTCGGGGGGTGCTTCGTGTCCTTCACTATTGTTAGAGCCACAACGGACTAATGTACTTTCACACTCGGAATACTTTGGTGGATGGGGTCAAATTAACACAATAAACACCGCAAACGCTTTAATATCTCCAGAGGGGGTACAGAACGCAAATAAATTGATTGCTGCTTCGGGAGTAAATAATAATGTTATTAATCAACAGATTTCAGCAGGTACATATACTGCTTCATTGTTTGCTAAAAAAGGCGAGTTTGAGGGACTTGTTATTGCAACAGGAACCGTTGGAGCATTTTTTAATTTGAATACATATGCTTATAGAACACAATATCAAAGCGCAGCAACAAGCCACAAGATAGAAGACTATGGCAATGGGTGGCATCGTTATAGTATAACATTCACAATTTCGGGTAATGATAGTTTATACATTGGCCCGAATGATAATGTAAGCAACACTTTAGGAGTAACAGGAAATAATTCAAATGGTATTTACATCTACGGCGCACAACTTGAAGCAGGAAGTTACGCTACAAGTTACATACCTACTATGGGGGTCAGTGCTACGAGGGGGGCGGATTCTTGTAATAGTTCATCTCTTACTACTTCAACTGACTTTACAATCTTCTTTGAAGCACCTGATTTTTGCTTAATCAACGGAAGTACAGGAGGGGCTTATGACAATGTTCAATTTGTTTTTAGTGAAAATGGCAGTCCATATGTTACAAACGGAAGTTATCATATTTACAACAATACACTTTACTATTATAATGGTAGTAATAGTTCTGGGTATGGACCAATATACAATAATCAAACTGACTCAAAATTTGTTCTAATGAAGCGAGGAAACAAGGTTCTTATATTCGCTAATGGTGCTAAAAAAACCGAAGCAACTTTACAAAGCGGTGGTGATGCATCTATTTGGGATACGATAAACCTTACTCAATCACTTGAAGATGGTCATAAAGATGTGTTTGGCTCTAATTACAAGCAACTGCTAAAATTTGATACGGCATTAACTGACCAAGAGGCGATTGACCTTACAACCTTATAATATGGAAACATTCAGAAAATATGGGTTTAATACCCTAACCTTATGGGAGTCGGCAAAAGCTGAAATAACCACAACGGACGAAGAAGGAAACAAATACTATAACGATAGCGTTACTGCCGTTGTAGAACTTGGCAACCTTTGCGAAACTTGGGGCACTGACGAAGAAGGGAACCCAGTTTGTGAGGTCGTGAGTTCAATATATAGTGTAGATGTATTATGGAAGGATGAGCCTAATTCTTCAGAGGTTTGGGCTAATGCTTTGTTATGGGTTGAGCCAATAGGTATACACACCTTCGGGCCAAAACAAGCTGCGGAATATTCTAAAGCGTATTGTGAAGAAAACCCCGAAGCGGAATACTGTAACCCACCCGAAGAAGACGAGTTAGTATGAGGATACTGATTGCCTTATTGATGCCTTTTGCAATGATGGGTCAATCGTATTGTAATCCTTACTACAAACAAAAACCAGTATGTGGTGGAGACCAAGTAGTATTCAATGTTTATGGGGGAGCTTGTTTCCACTACAACTCCTTTGGATATGGAATGAACTACAAAGGATTAACGCTTGATGCAGTAGTAATGAGTAGGGCAAAAAGGATGCCTAATATGGATGGTGAGATATATGGACTTGTAGGATACGAAAGAGGTTTAGCCGCAGGAGGCGGTATATCAAACAAGGGATGGGTAGTCTATGGAGGTTA